ACATTCGATGATCTGCGATCTGCTCTCAAGCACGTCGATGCGGATGACTATACGACTTGGGTAAATGTCGGGTTGGTGCTCAAACCGTATGGAGAGAACGGCTACAAGATTTGGACCGAATGGGCGTCGAAGTCCGAAAAATTTGATGCGGCTGCCCAGCGCCGGAAATGGGATCGAGACATCGACCGGCCACATTCGATCACCTACCGCTCGATATTCCGCATGGCCATCGACAATGGCTGGCAGGGCAACAACGACAAGCCTGCGGTGCCAGAAGCCAAGATTGCGAAAGGCGAGCACCCACTCAGCCTGTCCCGTGCCGAGCCTCAATCGGGCGCGAGCAAGGTGTTCGTGTTCGAGTATATTTTTGACGACTACATGAGCGTGGGCGTGAACGTCATTGCTGGTGCCCCAGGTGTCGGCAAAACCACGCTGATCGTGCCGCTGGCCCTGACCGCCGCGCACATCTGCCCGCCAGATTATGCCCTCAAGCCTTCGATCCGGCGCAACGTGATCATCGTCACCGAGTCGGTCGTGCAGGTGCAGCGCGTTATCTATTCGGTTTACAATTGGGGATATGTCGGTAACGACGCCCAGGTGTTTGAAAACCGCATCAAGATCATCCACGCAAAGCGGCTTGATCCTAAGATCGTGGCGCAGGTGGCCGAGGAATATCGGGGATGGACCGTCGAGAATGAAAAAGCGGATGGATCGTTTTATTCTGCGCTGCCGCTGGTGGTGTTTGATACAGCGAATGCGGTTTTTGATTTGGAGAACGAGAACGATAACGCCGAGGTTGGTAAGGCCATGGCGCACGTTAAGGAATCGTTTGTCGATTTCCCGTTGATCATTATCACGCACACGGCGAAGGCCCTGGGTTCGCTCGAGTCAGATTTCCTGAGCCCTCGAGGTGCGTCCGCCTGGACCGGCGATGCCCAGGGCGTCTATCTGGTGTTCCGCGATGGTGAGACGAATGACGCCCCTCGCGTACTCAAAGCCACGAAGGTCCGGTTCCCGACAGCGTTCGATGAACTGTCGTTTGATCTGATCAGCAATTCCGAAACGCACAAAGACATCCTGGGCTATGACAAGGAAATCTGGTTCTCGCACTCGGTTGCTCGGCCCCTGAAAGCCGGTGAGCGCAGCCAGTTGAAGGAAGGCCTGAAACAGAAACGCGAGGATGATCAGGTGTCCGCTCTCTGCGCTGAGATGTTGAATTTGATCCGCAACAACGAAAACCAACCACGAAGTTTCTATGAACGTATGTCCGTCTCGCAGGGTGGTGTGAAAGGCTCAAGAGACAAAAAGACGCAGATAATTGACACGTTGCTGGAGAAAGGCGCGATTGAGATTGTTGAGCTTGATACCCCCAAGGGGCGGCAAACTCATTACATCCGCGTTGCCGAACCAAAACCGACCGACAACGAAAACAAATATAACCTGTGAGGTAATATGATAATTAACGGAAAATCATTGCTGCGGTGCTGCCCACTGACACCGATGGTTGACGGCAAGCGGCGCGAGCATGGCGTCAGCTATGGCCTGACTGAGGCAGGGTATGATGTCCGCATCAAGCAGGAGGTGCGGCTAAACCCTCAGAACAAATTCGTTTTGGCATCGACGATAGAGCGGTTTGAGATGCCGAACCATTTGGTCGGCGTTGTGCATGACAAATCCACTTGGGCGCGGCAGGGTCTCAGCGTGTTCAACACCCTGCTCGAGCCCAAATGGGAGGGCTACCTGACCCTCGAGTTGGTCTACCATGGCAATGGTGAGCTTCTGATCCCGGCAGGCGCGGGCATTGCCCAGGTGCTGTTTCACAGCCTCCTGCAAGAAGCAAGCTACGCTGACGGCAAATACCAAAATCAGCCGGATGAGCCGGTCGGTGCGAAATTCGTTTAGAAAGGCGTAACGATGACAACCCAGATCACAATGATCAAAGACCTCAAGAAAAGCTGCGGAGACTGCTCGGCATGCTGCTCTGGCGCGCTGAGCGGGCAGGCCCACGGTCATTTTTTCTTCAAGGGTCGCCCCTGCTTTTTCCTCAAAAACAGCGGCTGCTCGATCTACGAGGACCGGCCCGAAAACCCTTGCGTCACTTACAAGTGTGGCTACCTGACGGAGGCGTTCTTTCCTGAGTGGATGCGGCCCGATCAGTGCGGGTTCATCGCCACCGCCCGTGTGCATCGGTATATGGAAAAGGTGAAGGATGGCGACACAGAGCACGACGTTGAGCGCATGATCCCCTATATGCAACTGATCGAGCATCAGGGGCCGACGTCTGCTAAGGCCCTCTGGTGGTTCGTTGAGAAGCATCTGGAGGGGTCGATCCCCAACCTGCTGATCGAGATTGATGGCGGATATCAGCGCATGGGCAGCATGGACTTCCTGCGGGCCAAGCTATAGCCTTCAGACCGCAATGGATAACTGAGAATGACGACTTGGGTTTTTGACACTGAGACGATGCCGAACCGCACCCTGATCTGCGCCAAAAACGTGGATACGGGTGCGTGGTTCGACCTGTGGCGGCATGAGCCGAATGCCCCGGATCGACTGACGCAATTTATCGGTCAGCCGAAAGCGACGTTTATCGGTTTCAACAGCCAGTCGTTCGACAGTCTGATCGTTGCGGCGTTCTGCGCCGGGCGCACTGAACTCGAGATTAAGCGCATCGCGGATGACATTATCAACAACAATGTGCCGCCTTGGATCGCGATGCGTAAGTTCGCGTTGGAGGACGTGTTTGCCGACCACATCGACTTGATCGAGGTCGCGCCGTCGTTCGTGGGCCTCAAAGCCTACGGGGCCCGCATGCACATGCCGCGCTTGCAAGAGATGCCCTTGGCACATGACGCATTCCTTGAGCCTGCCCAGGAGGCGCTGCTGCTGGAGTATTGCCACAACGACGTGGAAACGACGGTGGGGCTTCTAAACCAGCTAGAGAAGGAGGTCATCCTCCGGGTGGAGATGAGCCGCCGCTATGGCGTTGACATGCGGAGCAAGTCAGATGCCCAGATGGCTGAGCAAGTCTACATCACGACGATGGGCCTGCAACGCGCGAAGAACGACATCCCAACACACGATGTGTATACAGCCCCCAAGTTCCTGCGGTTCAAAGATGCCGGGCTTCAGCACATTCTGAACAGCGTCGATGGCCGTCAATTTGAGGTCAACCCCGAAACCGGTCACGTTAAACTGCCTGATTTCCTGGGCGATGCGTCGGTGAAGTTTGGCACAGGTGAGTACCAGCTAGGGGTTGGTGGCATTCACAGCGTGCATGATCGCAAAGTGTGCCACATCGCGGGCAATGACATCATCTGCGACATCGACGCGGCCAGCTTCTACCCGAGCATCATCCTCGAGTGCGGCTTTGTGCCGGAGAACCTGGGGCAGCGGTTCATCGAGGAGTATCGGACGATCTATGACCGGCGGTTGGAAGCCAAGCGGGCCGGTGACAAGGTGACCGATGGCACGTTGAAGATTTCTCTCAACGGCACATTCGGCAAACTGGCCAGCCGCTATTCGGTGCTCTACTCGCCCGATCTGATGCTGGCAGTGACGTTGACCGGGCAGCTTACGCTGCTCATGCTGATTGAGTGGCTCGAGGCTGTCGGTGCTACCACGCTCAGCGCCAACACTGACGGCATTGCCATCCGCTACCCAAAAAATATTGACCCTGCCATTCAGCAGGCGGTTGCAAAATTTGGCGAGACCTCTAAATTCAGCTTTGAGTTCACGCCTTACCGCGTGCTCGCCATGAAAGACGTCAATAACTACATAGCTGTAAAACCGGATAGATCGTTGAAAACCAAAGGCATTTACGCCCCATTATCGTTGAAGAAGAACCCCACCGCCCAGGTGTGTGCCGATGCCGCTGGGCAGTGGCTGGCCAAGGGTGTGCCGTTCCTCGAGACAATCAAGGCGGCCCCGTTCTGCGATTTCATCTCTGCTCGCAACGTGACGGGTGGCGGCGAGCAGATGAGCAAATACCTGGGCAAGGTAGTTCGCTGGTATCAGTCGAATGACTCAGCCCTCGAGCCGATCCGGTACAAAACGAACGGCAATAAAGTACCCAAGACCGACGGTGCCCGAGCCTGCATGGAATTGCCCGACAAGGTTGAGCACCCGCCAGACTTGGATTACGAGTGGTATCACAGGGAAGCCATCAAGATTGCGGTGGCCCTGGGATGCACGAACTACCTGACGCCCGACCACATAACTCTGATAACGCCACCCCCTAAGATCAGGAAGATCAAAAATGGAAAATCCAAACAGTAAGACGGTCTTTGTGATCCAGGCCGACAAAAACAAAGATTTCTCAGATGCTCGTCGTTTCGGGAATTTGCGAGCGGTGTTTAACAACCCGCGCAAGCCCTACGATACGAGTGCGATGATAGACCGCGCGAAGCGAGTGCTTCGAGATTGGAAGCCGGGTGACTACCTGCTGATGATCGGAGACCCGACGCTATGCGCTGTCTGTATGACCCTGGTCACCGAAGAGTATGATCAGGTGAACGTGCTTAGCTGGGACCGCGAGACATTCCAATATCTGAAACAGGAATGGGATTTCCGCCAGTTGAGCTTTGACTTTGGCGAAACCGAAAACTGACAACGAAAGGATAACACAATGAGTGATTGGACAAGCAACTTACGGAAGGGCAAGCAAGCTGTGCCGCCGCGTATTGTCATCTATGGCGGCCACGGCATCGGCAAGAGCACGCTCGCCAGCCAGTTTCCCAGGCCGATTTTTATCAGCACGGAAGACGGTCTCGACAGCCTCGATGTGACCAGCTTTCCCAAAGCCACGCACATCAAGGACGTGGTTGAGAGCATCAAGACGCTGATCAAAGAGGATCACGATTTCCAGACCGTAGTGATCGACTCCGTCGATTGGCTGGTAGAGCCCCTCATCGTCAGCAACGTCGAGGCCACGCACGAGGCCAAGGATTTGGCATACGGCAAGGGCCAGATGATGGTGGCCGAGGAGTTCCGCGAAATCCTCCAGGGCCTCGATGTGCTGCGCCTGAAGCGTGGCATGAACGTGGTGCTGATCGCCCACGCCACTGTGGTGCGGTTTGAAGACCCTCGGACTGAGCCGTATGACCGGTATCAGCCGAAGTTGCCGAACCGCTGCAATGCGCTGTTGCAAGAGTGGGCTGACGTGATCGCGTTTGCCGCATTCAAGGTGATCATCCGCAAGAGCGATACAGGCTTCAATAAGGAAAAGACGCGCGGTGTCACGACTGGCGAGCGCCTCCTGCATTTTGTCGAGAACCCGGCTTATGCGGCTAAGAACCGCTATGGCTGCCCCGACGAAATCGAGATGACGATTGAGAATCTCGGCAAAGTTATCCCCATCGCAAATTGAGAAAGGAATACGACAATGGCAAAATTTGGATTTGACGTGACTGAGGTCGAACCGTCCGCCCCTCGGGGTGCGTATGAACCGATCCCGGAAGGTAATTACATCTTGAAGGCCCTTGATGCTGTGGAGAAGAAAACAGCAAAAGGTGGCGTGATGATTACGGCCAAGTTTGAGGTGGTGAAAGGAGAGCATGCCGGTCGCCTGCTCTGGCAGAACTTTAACACTGTCAACGACAGCGATACCGCCCAGACCATTGGTCGTCAGCAGCTTGTGGCCTGGGCCACGGCTTGCGGTAATCCACTTGAAAACGAAACCGACAGATTGCTCGGCAAGCCGTTTGCCGCGTCAGTGGGTATTTCTCCTCCAAAAGGTAGTTTTCCCGCCAGCAACAACATTAAGGTGTTCCTGGCCAAACAGGCTGACGGCGAAGCCCCTGCCAAAAAGTTTCTTATCAAGCCCGCTGCCAAGGCTGCGCCCGCAGCCCGCGCATTGCCCTGGGATTGATCCGTGGTAGCCATCCCGCCCCCTCCTGAGCAGCAGATCGTAAACCGCATCTATGCGGCAATTGAGAAGGAAAAGGTCAACCCTGACCTTTACCTGGGGCGGCTTGGTTCCTCTTTCATAGGCGAAGAGTGCGTCCGTCAGATTTGGCTTGAATGGCGAGGTTTCGCCCGTGGTCAGTTTGATGGCCGCATGCTTCGCCTATTTGAGACGGGGCACTTGCAAGAGGAGCGGATCGTGGCCGATCTGCGCCGGGCAGGATTTGCCGTCTGGGACAAGCGTGAGGATGGTCGACAGTTTGAGTTTGTCGACCAGACCGGGCATTTCATCACAAAGGTCGACGGTGTGGTGAAAAACGTCCCAGAGAGCGATAAGCCGCACCTACTGGAGATTAAGACGCACAACAGGAAGAGTTTCGACGGCCTGTTGAAGAAGGGCGTGCAAGGCGCGAAGCCGCTGCATTACGCCCAGGTGCAGATCAGCATGGCGCTGGGGGGATTCACCCGGGCGCTGTATGTGGCCCTCTGCAAGGACGACGAGCAATTTTATGTCGAGCGCGTCAAGGAAGACAAAGCCTTCCAGGCGAAGCTACAAACCAAGATCGGCAAGCTGGTCGAGGCTCAGTTGCGCCCGGCAGGCATCAGCGACGATGCGTCGTCGTTTGGCTGCAAGTTTTGCAGC